TCAACGTGCAGGAGACGAAGAGTCACCAGATCGATGCGCGCACGGGCCTGCCTCTGCACTCCAAGGTCAGTCTGCGCTTCAAGCCCCTGTTCCTCGTCACGCAACAGGACCTTGATCAAATCTTCGCCCGGAGGGCCTGATGGCAATCTCTACTGACTACGACTACACGCGGTTCACCCCACTCGACAACACAGGTGAGCAGTACAACGTCTTCCAGAGTGCGTACAAGAACATTCGCTTCGCACTCTCGACCGCCAAGACGCTGACCGTAACCGAGCCAGACATCGGCAACCTCGCAGGTATCGCGCATCGCGAGTACGGGGATACCTCTCTGTGGCGAATGATCTTGGCGTTCAACGGCCTCAATGATCCGATCCAGGATATGTGGCCCGGACAGGTGCTGAACCTCCCTTCGAAGTCGGCGGTCATCGCCTACTTGAACGAACAGATTCACACACAGCAAGACACGTTCACCATCTGAGGACGCCATGGGCTTTTTAGTTTCTGGACAAATCGAGGTCTCCGTCTACATCAACGACGTTGAGTACCCACTGGAGGCCATCAACCTCCTGAACTGGCTGCACATCACAACGACGACTCGGCATTCGCTTCCAACGCTGGGCTTCCAAGTCGACGACGTGCGGCATTCCATCGACGACAGTGGGCCGCTGGACGGCGCGCCACTTCGTGTGGTCGTCAAGCCCAACGGCAAAGATAGTCGCACCTACGAGTTCCGCAAGTTCAACAGCAAGCGCGAGTTCATCGGCGAATGCTGGCGGTGGACGATCTTCGGCTACTGGGATGCCCCGCTCTACTGGGCAGGCGCCAGTCTACGCGCAATCGAGGGCACGGCCAACAACGTGCTGCAGGAGATTGCAGACACTTGCGGTCTTCGGTACAACGGGACGACCACCAACGACTCGCAGATCTGGCTGCCCCGCAACCGCACCTATCGGTCGTGGGCCAAGGACATAGTTAGCCACTCGTGGGCGTCCGACACTAGCTGCATGGTCATGGGCGTTGACCTCGATGGAACCCTGCGACTGTTCAACGCCAACGCATTGCCTGAGCCTGAGGTCAACATCGTTGCCTACACGTATTCGGAGACGGCACTCACGGCTTCCGACGTGCAGATCAACGCGGCCTCTGGTTTGAACAACGCACTGAGCGGCTACAACAGCATGCGGGTCGCACAGTCGGTAACAGAGGACGAGACCTCACGCTCCATCAAGGACCTATCTTTCACACCTGACGTAAAGAGCCCGCACTACAACCGCGAACTCAAGGCCCAGCTGGAGCGTGGTGCCGTCCGCTTCTCGCCAATCGATGCGGGCAACGTTCACGAGAATTACGAGCGGGCCTCCTACCAGAACCTGCGGTATCAGAACCTCCTGAGCTACGGAGTCGACGCACTGATGGTGGATGTCAGCCAGGTGAAGCTAGGAGACCGCGTGAACCTCGCGGTTCAGACAGAGACGCTTCGGCAGGATGTTCCCAACAGTGGGGTCTATATCGTGAGCGGCCACGCCCTCTATGTGCAGGGTGCGAACTACAGCGAGAAGCTGGGACTATGCCGATCCGGCACTAACGAGGTACAACGATGAGCGGAATCAATTCAGTCAACGATAGACTGCAGGACGCAACACAGGACGAGAGCTACGACGGCTACATCATCGGCACAGTCGTCGAGAACAACGACCCGGACGGCATTGCCCGCATCAAGGTCAGAGTCACCAACGTCATGGACTCGGACCTGGGCCCTAGCCCGTGGTGCCTGCCCTCCAAGCACAGCCCGTTCGGTCAGGGTCAGGGCTATGGTGTGTACGGCTCGCCCGCAGTCGGCTCCCCTGTGCGCATCAAGTTCCAGAACGGCGATCCCAACTATCCGGTCTACGAGGCCGACGAGTACCTGAAGGCCCACGCCAATCCGAAGTTCCAGAACCCGAAGACCTGGGGCTACAAAGACCCAGGCGGCTCTGAGCTGTGGGTCAACTACGAGACGGGCGCGTGGGAGTGGACGCATCAGTCAGGCGATACCATCAAGTATGACGGACAAGGCAACGTCGAGGTTCACGTGGTTGCCAATTCGAAAACCCAGATCGACGGAAACGAAGAGACGGCAACGACTGGCACACTGACCGAAACCGTCGACGGCGATGTCGCCACCGAGTACAAGTCGAATCTGAATTTCACTGTAGTGGGTAATGCGAACATCAACGTGCAGGGGAATCTTGACGCGCAGGTGGGCGGCACAGCCAACGTTACCTCAGGCGGAGCCATGAACCTGCGCGGCTCTACTGTCAATCTCAACTAGGAGGCACCATGCCAGCAATCGCACGGCTCGGCGACACGTCGAGCCACGGCGGTACGATCATCACCGCCTCTAACGACGTGCGTGCAAACAATCGCGGAGTAGCACGCCAAGGCGACAGCCATTCGTGCCCGATCAGTGGTCACGGCGTCACGCCTATCACTGCGATCACCACTCGGACCTATGTGAACGGTCGACTGGTCGTCACCGTGGGCGCGCGTGCGGCCTGCGGTGCCATCATCAACAGTGGTAGTCCCAACGATAACGCGGAGTAGAACATGCCATTACCAACCGCATTTGAGCTCTCCACTTCGGGGGCCACCTGGGTCGATGTGAACACGCAGGTGACACAAAGCCCGCTGCCCGACCGCCTGCCTGACTCGCTGGCTATCGTGCATAGCTCACTTTTCAATCTCTTCAACTGTTCGATAGGAGAGCGTGGCAAGACCTTCCAACCGGAGTACGGATCGGAGTGGCGACAATTCCTGCAAGAGCCCATCGATGCCATCACCGCCGCACGAATGAGGATATCCATGATCCAGGCTATAGCACGGTGGGAGCCGCGCCTCCAACTCGACTACGCCCAGTCGTGGATCATTCCCAACCTGAACATTCCGGGCTACGAGGTCCGTGTCTACGGATACGACTCGCTTACCAAGGAACCCCTCGACATCCGATTCAACGAGATCGCAGGACAATAACATGGCACAGACACTCACTATCCCAGCACAGGCTGTAGACATTTCGGACTTCATCGAGTCCTTCCAGACCCACCTAAACAACGTCGATGTCTGGCGCGGCACGCTGACTACGATGACGAGCCAGACGCTTGTCGAACTCGTGGCTGCTGCCGGCACCTTCATGGAAGGCAGGAACATCAGGGCGATGGAAGATGCGTTCGCCGAGACTGCCCAGTCCGACTCGGCGATTCGCAGCATCACCCAGATGCAGGGCTTGCGCATGACGCGCAAGCTACCCTCGGGCATGACTGTCGAGATCACGTCGACCACGACACAGACGCTCAACCCCATGACCCAGTTCATGATCGGTGGGCAGTATTACTTCAACCGCGAGCAACTGTTCTTCACCGCAGGCGTGCCCCTGTCGCTCACGCTGTTCCAAGGTCGTGTCGTCGCCTTCGGCATGAGCGGCCTGGGCTCTCCTCGTCAGACCTTCATGAGCGACGCCGACGAGTTCGGGGTCTCCGATCAAGACGTGCGTGTCTTCGTCAACGGTACGTTGATCGAGAAGTCGTTCGGCACCCTGTGGAACTTCAAGGGGCTCCCGGCTTACGCCGATCTCACGACTTCTGATGGGCGTCTGCTCGTCGTCTTTGGCTCCGAACTCTACGGCTACACACCTCTGATCTCCGACACGATCATCATTCAGTATGCGCTGACCGAAGGTGCTGACGGTTCGAATCAAACGCTGGTCAATAAGCCAGTGACCGTTGACGGGCACGCAGAGATCACGGGTCGTTCGACGTCCAACCCGACGGGCGGCGGAGACGAGCAGCCCATCCAGACCTACAAGAATCTGGCCTCGGGTGCGTTTGGCACCTACAGCAGTGCCGTCACCCCGTCGCAGTACCGGGCGACTGTCGGCAGCTATCCGGGTATCATCGATTCGGTGACGCAGGCGCAGCGCGACATCAATCCTATGGCCCTGGAGTGGATGAACGTCATGCGGGTATCGGCGTTGACGACCACGCCGTGGACGCAGGCACAGCGTCAGGTCTACATCAACTACCTGCAAAAGGTCACGATGTACGCACCACGCTTTGTCTGGCAGGACCCGATCCCTGTCTACCGCGACATCACGGTCACCGTGCATTGCTTCAATACCGCGGTGCTGACCAAGGTGCAGGCTGACTGCGAGGCGCAGATTCGCAAGCTGTTCGCCCCGCGCGCGGGTCTACTGATGACCAACTTCTACGGCTACGATCTGGAGAACTCGTGCCGTATCGCTGGTCGGGGTGCTGTGTCGTTCGTGACTGTGCAAGAGCCCACCGACCCGATGATTGTGACCACTCCGCCGAGTGCTGTGGCCGAGTTCGAGATCATCAACGGCGTGGGTACGCTGACGCCACTGATGTATGCCTACGGTGTCAGCGTCGTCAATGCAGAAGGCGAAGAGGGCCCGCCTGCTAACTGGGTGTTCCCGCAGATCACGAACATCATGGGGAGCGCAAACTCGGTGGCCTTGACCTGGCGTCCGCTGGAGAGCGCTGCTCAGTACAAGGTCTATGGCCGCAAGGCCGGAGAGATCGGCCTGCTCGCCACGTTCAATGCGGGCGACGTTCTGGAGTTCCTGGACGACGGCACCATCGTGCCAGGCGCGCCGCCACCGGGTCTTGCTGACGTGCCGATCCGCTACAACGCGATTCGCAGCCTGACCGTTTACGTGCAGTACGCAGAACGCCAGCAGCGTATTCAGGACACGCCGACTCGCTTGGCTTGATTGACCGGGGGGGCCTAGTCCCCCATTTTGAGAGGATGGTATGACAATCGAATCAGCGCGAGAGCGCAAGCGTTTGGGTATCACGATACCGCGCTCGACACTGCTGCCTCCGTACATGGCGACAAATCCATTTTTCGTCGAATACACGAATGCGATGGACGCCGTCTACGGACCCACGGTTGACGCACAGCTACACACGCTGACGAACATTCGCAACATGTGGACGCAGAGTCCCGAGACCGAGACCTACGTTGATGTAGGCGAGATGATCCCGCGTGACGTCTGGCCCAAGTTCGACCGTGACCTGGTAGTCAAGCAGGTGAACATGCTGGGCCTCAAGTTGCAGACAGCGGGCATCGTGACCGACGACGCGTATCAGACCCTTTCAAGGTTTGTGGGTATCTACTGGTTCGAGAAGGGCACGCAGGCCTTCATGGAGTTCATCAACTACTGCCTGTCGTCTGACCTAAACGTCTACAACATGTGGACCGAGGACTACGACACCTTCTACAACGAAGGTGAGCCCGAGATCGGAACCCCAATCTGGGAAGGCGGTACGTGGTATCCAACGACACACGTAACCATCGTGGCCAAGGGCGGTCTGAAGGGTCTGGACATTCTGACGCTTCAGCAGTTCTTCTACGAGATCGCGAACTACAATCTGGTGCTCCGGGCTATCGATGCGAACTTCGACATGTGGATCGTGCCTGACGTTCCAGACGCCACCCACGCTAACATCGTGGCTATGGCGATTGTTGAGGATCGACAGATCGCGATCTCCAACTTCGTGAATCGAGCAGCGCCACCTCCGCCAATGCACGAGTCGGAGCAGCTGCCTTCGACGTATCACATGATGGCGGGCACCGATCTTCCGATTGCAGACCACTACCTTCTGGCTCAGCCGACGGGATGGATGTACCTCGATGATACGCTGACGATGAAGGTGCCTGTCTACGGCGCGCAGCATACGGAGACCATCACCACTCAGTCAGACATTGGCGTCAAGCTCTTAAGTAACCTGCTGCCCTCCGGTCAATTTAACTTGCTGTACGGCCCAGTGCAGTGGATGAAGGTGCCCGGATCATCGCGATCCAGCGCGCGCATTCCGTACTACGGTGCAGGCACCTCGACTATCGAAGACGGCGTTGAGGTCTCTGCGCGGGCCGTAGGCGTTCAGCGCACTAACCTGCTCGTCAACCCAACCGGCTTTTTCCAATAGTTGCTTGGCCCGGTCGGGGTCGTA